GACCGGGATTTGCCAATGAAATCAACGGTTGGTCCATATGGTCCACGTGGTCCATACAAAATCACGCCCCGCGCGCGCGTGAGGTCCGTTTGGCGATCTACCCCTTTGCACCTGCTCTCACCATGGCTGGTTTGCCTGGACCATCTGGACCATGGCGCTAAGTCATTGAAGAGCAATGAGAATGCCGGTCCATATAGTCTTTTATTTAACTGGACCACTATGGACCACATGGACCACCACTTGAAATCCTGCAAAACCGGGGCTTGGGCATGAAGAAACGCATCGATATCGAAAAGCTGCTGAAGTGGGCCTATTGCGAAGAGCTGCCGAAGGGAGCTCGTGACGGGGTTCAAAGCGCGGTGGCTGGCTCGAACTTCCTTGCCATCATTGAGCTGGGGCTGTTGGGCACCAGGGTCGATACCTCCGGCAGGGCACCTGACCGTCAATTCTCGCGATTTGATGAGGTGGTGCATCCCGATGCCATGAAGGTGCATGAGGCAGTCTGTTCTTTCAATTTTCTGGATCTCGATCTGCCACCTGATTGGGGTCCGATGCCGGAACTGGCCGCCTTCGGCGAGCATGGGCGGAACGCAATCAATGGCGCTGTGAACAGCCTGACTGTCGTGGATGGTCAGGGGCAGCGTTGGCTGCAGCGTCCAGTTGGCCAATTAGTGCAGACTTACGCGATCATGGGCGGCTGCCCGGATGGAAGTTGCGAAGCGCCTGAGCTGCTGACTGTTTGCGGAGAACACGGCGGCCCGGTCTGGTTTCGGTTGGTCAAGCACCGGTACTATGACGATGGCGGCACGCGCGTGACTGCGCAGGTTGAGCAGGATGATGGCTGGGACAAATACCGGAAGCGCCCGAAGCGTGGTGCGTATCAGAAGAAATATCTGCATCCCGATCCGCACGAGGCGTTGGTGAAGCGTGGCGAGTATCAGCTTTGGCTGGCTGCCCTTGGTGAACTCGTTGAAATGCTTGGGAATAGTCTTACCGACTATGAGCCTGTGATGACCCCTAGGCCTGCAGAGCCGTGGAACGTTGTCGACACCGAGAAGCGGTTGAGAGGTCGCCCGATCCGTATTGCGCGAAAAATATCCTTGACTGCAACCTGACGCTTGACATACAAAAACCGCACTGAAAAAGGTTCACACCCCGCTGGCAACGCCCGCGGGGTTTTTTGTTGGGGTAAGCCATGTGCGCGCTGGATCGTATCGACAGCTGTGCGCAGCTCTTCGGCTGTATCGATCAAACCCTGATCTGAGGTTCTGGCATGCTCGGTATGTATTGGTCTGATGTCACCGGCATCAGGGAGCTGGATCGTGCCATGTCCAAACTTTCGGGCCGGACGATCCGTTTGATTGGATCGCGGTCGTTGAACCGGGCGGGATCGCAGGGGCGGACCAGGACGGGCCGTGCGCTGGTAAAGCAAACCGGCCTGAAACTGCGAACCGTCCGGGCTGCCATGGTCCCGGTTCGGGCGTCGGCCTCGTCGCTCGTTTACCGGATCAAGGCACGGGGAGGGGATATCGCTCTCAAGCATTTCGATGCGAGGGAAACCCGCAGCGGTGTCAGCGCCAGGCCTTTCGGTCAGCGCAAGATCTTCAAAGGCACTTTCATGCGGGCGGGTTGGAATTGGTCCAAACGCGTCGTGAAGCCAAATTGGAATGGGCAAGTGTTCGAGAGAACGGGCGCCAAGACCAAGGGCTCATACGGCGCGATGGATGAGTTTCGGAAAAAAAAGTCAGGCGTCATCCTGCCAAGAGAACTGGTGAAGGGCGCAAGCGCCGAGGCATGGAACAGCACTGTTGCCAAGGTCTTGCCGATGCGTGTCATCCATGAGGTGAAGCGCGAGACAGGCAAGGTTTTCAGCTGAAGGCTTTAGGGACCGTACACCGGGCCTCGCCCCGCCACGGGCGGGAAGCTCCCGAGATCTCGTCAGTCTGACGCTAAATTCAAAGCCTAAAATTAAAGTTGAGGGCTAAACTTCTAAAGTTGAGAACTTGAGGGGATCTGGGCGGTGGACGCACCTATGCCGGAAACCCTGTCCAAAGGAGAGTTTGCGCAACTGATCCGCGTCACTCCGGGCCGGGTTTCGCAATACATCAGCGAAGGCAAGCTCTCCGGTGAGGCGTTGGACGGCGAGGGCCGCCGCGCCAAGATCCGGGTTCAGCCTGCATTGGCGCAGCTTCGCATGAAGCTGGATATCGGCCAGATGATGGGCAACGGTCTCGGCACACGCCTCCAGCAACCGCCGGCCGCTCCGCCGCATCCGGCTGGAAGCGAGCTGCCTTTCCAACCAGGTCCGCCGCAGCGATCTCCTGTTGCCTGGCCTACGCCAGAAGATACAGGCCCGACCGTTGAAGATCAGCTCAAGCAGGAAAAGCTCCTGCAGGCGCGCATTACCAGCCGGAAGGCTACAGAGGAAGAAGAGAAGCGGAAGGGCCGGTTCACTGAGACAGCCGCGGTAAAAGCGGAAATGAACCAGATGGCCGGCAAGCTTCTCGACATATTTGAGGGAAGCCTTCCGGACTTCGCAAATGCTGTTGCGGGCAAGTTCAAGGTGCCTTCAAGGGATGTTCTTCACCTCCTGCGGGGTGAGTTCCGGGAGATCCGCGCGAAGGCCGCGAAGGCTGCCCGCAATGAGGCGGATGAAGAACCCGAAACGATCAAGTCGGAAATCGAGACCAGCGAAGAAGAATGACCTGCCTCACAGTCGACACAGCGAACCCGCGCCGCTTGTCGCTTGAGGCCCTGTCTGAGGTTTTGAACCCGCCGCCGCCTGTCGATTATCTGGATTACGCCGAGAACAAGGTCAGCTTTTCCGAGCGTGAAAGCCCCTTCAAGGGCAACTACAACCGGAACCTGTTCGGATATTTCGACGAGATCCTGCGCGCGCTTTCGCCCGACGATCCTTGCCGGATCGTGACGCTGGCAAAGAGCGCGCAGCTTGGCGGCACCGTGCTCGCCAACATCTTCACCTGCGGCTCCATTGAAATGGACCCGGTTGATTTCCTCTATGTCCATCCGACTGAGGGGAACGCGAAGCGCTGGTCGAAGATGAAGCTGTCGCCGATGCTGAAGAACTCGGCATCGTTGAAGGCGCTGTTTCCGCAGTCGTCTCGCGATGGCAGCGACTCCGTTCTTTACAAGGAGCGGGTGGATGGTCGCGGAGCTATCCAGATCTCCGGTGCGAACTCGCCGGCATCGCTCAGTCAGGTGACGATGAAGCGCCAGGTGCAGGACGATCTGGCGAAGTGGGAAACCAATACAGCCGGTGATCCGGAGGCGCAGGCCGACAGCCGCAGCCAGGCGCACGAATTCGCGAAGATCTTCAAGATCTCGACGCCGCTTGTGATGCCGGGGTGCCGCATCACACGCAACTTTGAAGACGGAAGTCAGGAGCTTCCTTACGTCCCGTGTCCGCATTGCGGTCACATGCAGGTCCTCAGATGGGAAAACATGCTTGCCCATCTTGATGAAGAGCACCCGGAAAATGCGTGTTTCTATTGCGAAGCACCTGATTGCGGCGCAGCGATTGAGGAGCATCACCGGTCTGAGCTGAACAAACGCCTGGAATGGCGCGCTCAGAACCCAAAGGCGAAGCGCCAGCATCGCTCCTTCTGGATCTGGTCTGCCTATTCGGTGTTGCAAACCTTTGAGCGGATCGCCCGGGCATGGTTGAAGGCGAAGGGAGATCCGGCAAGCGAGCAGACGTTTATGAACGACGTCGTCGGGCTTGCCTTTCAGACGCAGGGCGAAGCACCGCCGTGGGAAGGCCTGCGCGACCGCGGGGCGGTCTCTGACTATGCCCGTGGGCGCATTCCTCCGGGCGCTGTGATCCTCACGATCGGCATCGATTGTCAGGACGACAGAGTGGAATGGCATGTCGTCGGTTGGGGCCGGAACAAGAACCGGTTCGTGATCCAGTATGGCGTCTTTCCAGGGCATATCTCGGAAGAGAGCTGTCAGGAGAAACTGAACGCCCTGGTGAAGCAGACCTGGCCGAACGCCTACGGCCGCAAAATCTCGGCAGATCGCATCGCCATCGATGGCAATGCGTACACCGAGGACGTTTGGGAATGGGTGAAGAAGCACCCGGCCAGCGTCGTGATGATGGTTCGCGGCAATAATTCCGACAGCGCTCCGATGCTTCTGCCGGTCAAGAAGGAGCGGCACAAGAAGACAGGCAAGCTCCTGAAGTGGTCCAAACGCTTCTATTCCTTCAATGCGTCGGTGATGAAAATGGCGCTTTAC